GCCAAGATCTGATCTTTTACTTTGTTTACATCTGTTGCATTGACGTTGTACGTTTGACCAGCAAGTTGTACAGCAACGGTTGCAGGTGTTGTGGCGGCAGTGTTGGTGGCTAGTTCTACTTTTTGCGCGGCATTTAATGTCGTAGCTTCTGGAATAGGGGCGGCAACATTGTTTGTTGCTGGCGTTGTTACTTGATCTAACGCGCCAGTTGTAGCGGTTGTTGTGGCGGCTGTGTTTGTTGCAGGTGTTGTTACTTGAGCCAAAGCCCCCGTTGCTGGTGTAGATACATCCTCAAGAACTGTGTTTTTTCCTGAAGTAACAGCGGACAAACCGCTAACTGGAGCTTCAACAACAGGAGCCTGTACAACAGGAGCAGGGGGAGCAACGTAGTCATAAATTGGATTACCTTGCTCATCAGTAGACGAGTAAGTTTGGGCTGGTTCAGTAAACCTAATGCCAGCGCCCCCTAAATCTGCCATTGCAGAAGCATCAAAGCCAAAATAGCTTTGAACGTCTTGCGCGCTAATTCCTCCGCCACCTAAGATGCTGTTTACTTGGTCAAAGTCACCTCGACCATAAGCTTCGGCAAGGGACTCTGCTGTAAATTGATCTAATGCCATGTTTAGCTCACCGCTGGGTTAACAGAGTTGACAAGAGCTTCAGCCCATTCTTGCCAGTCGTCGTAGATGTAGGGGGCAGGGATGCCCTCGTTCGTAAACACGTCAATACCCTTCAAACCCGCCGCCCACTCTTTCCAATCCGTGTTTGCGTCTGGAATTGACAATTGTTGCGCGGCATACTGTTCGCACATGAGCGAAGCCCACGACTCGAAGGTGTGATACCTTGGGTCGTAGACTGGGTTGGTGTTGAGTGTGGTTGCCATTAGTAAGGTCTCACGTCACCGAAGTCAGCGTCTAGGATGATCTTACCAACTTGGTAATTACCACCAGTCACGTTAGACACAAACTTTAACCTCAACTCACGACGCTGTTCACGCATGTCAACCTTGCCTGTCGTGGGTGTAAATGCGTACGCAGATGACGTTACGTCTTGAGACTGAGCAAATGGTCGTCCAGTCACGTACAGATCCATATCACCACTTTGGATGAAGTCAGGTTCAACACGCTCTAAACGTAGCCATTTATTCTCACCAACAGGAGACGGCTGGGACGGGCCCCCTGAGACCAGCCCTAAATCATTTGTCTCAAAGTAGGACTCAATTGCCACCGAGAGAGCACCACTGACCTTGTCAGTACCAATCTCGTTTTGGTACAAAGACACAAAGTTCATCAAAGTAGCAACCGTCAGAACAAACCCAGCACCACCTGCGATTGATGCAGACAGCGTGTTTCCAACAGCGTAATTGACACCATGACCATTGATCACAACAGAAGTTACGATACCACCAGCTACCGTAATGTTGGCTGTAGCACCTGTTCCTGCACCTCCTGTAAGGGCTTGGTTGGTGTAGGTGCCGTCGGTGTAAGCAGATCCACCGTTTGTAATGGTAGCGGTCAAAATACCGCCTGAAGCGTTGACGTTCCAATCAGCGGAAATTGGAAATGGGAAGACCTGAGAGAAGTAACCAGCAGAACGCTGAGCCCCCAAGGCTTGACCTGCATCGTACCAAGTGTTCTCACGCACGTTGTAGACAATTGCATCTGTGCACTCTGTAGCGCTACCACGAGGATAGAACCACCAGATCTCACCAAAACGAGGAACCTTTGAAACCCAAACCTTCTCGCGCTCAGCGTAGTTTAGGTTGTCAAAGAAGTAGTTCTGGTTCATGGTGTTAGGGATCTCTTTTACAACACCGTTGTAAAGCAAGAATCGATCAACACCACACCAATAATAAATACCGTCGTACTCAATCACTGACTGACCAGACAGAATAGAAGACTGAGAAGAGATCAAGTCATAGCGCCAGTACTGTGGAGGAGTACCAGCACCACCGATGTAAGACACGCGAATCAATGAATCAAGGCTCCAAAACAGCCCAGAAGGCGCGTTTGAACCACCTCGCACTGGTAGCCCTTGGACAATCTTTCCAGTCGCTACAGAGACCTCATTTGCGTCCGCTGAGACCCAATCTTGGACGTTACCTGCACCAGAGTTCCTGATCAACCCATCATTGCCATAAACAAAAACGTATGGGTGAAGGGTAACCACGCCACCAGAGACTGATACGTTGTTGTTAAAGGTAATGGTAGAAGCACCAGACGTCGTTGCGGCATTGGAGATCACCACGTCTTGAATTTGACCCATGGTGAAGACCAAACCAGTTGTTGTTCCAGCCGTTGTGGTGATCGCTCCACCACCAGAAGACGCTGACAAAGTAAAGGTCGTGGCATAGTTGGTGGCAATGATGAAGTACGTCACGCCAGAAGTGATGCCAGTTGCAGTTCCTGTCAAAGTACCTGATACGGCAACGGTTTGACCAACATACAAACCAGTTGTGGAGGTGCACGAACACTGACCAGCAGTGCCTGTAACAGCTACGGCGTTCAAAACAGGAACCCGTAGGTTTGCGGAGACAACAGTCGTGCTAGAAGGTATACCAGTACCTGAAATTGTCTGACCAGCACCAATTAAAAGGTCTTGGGTTGACAAGTACATGGTTGTGGTGGAGTTCAAAAATACGGAGCTTGTAAACACGCCAAGCGCCGCCATCGAAGTACCAGTGATGTCACCACCCAAAACAGGGGTGTTGATGTTGTTGTCTATGAGGGTCAGGTTTTGACCGGGGTGCGCGAGAAGCAAATTATCCCCAGACCCACTCACGTCATAGAACGTATCAAACTGCCACAAGTTGTTTGCGTTCGCTGTGAAGTTCGACAGCGTCATGTCCGTAATACCAGAACCTGTCCCAGTACTGCTGATTGGAAGCAACTGCAAGCCACCAGAGTACCCGTTGAACACGTTGTTAAAGTTCTGCTGTGGGTTGAGGTAGATGCCTCGAGACGGCCCCGCCAAGTCGTTCACGATCTCACGATACCCACCCATCTTGCGTGGACGACCACGCTGAAAGCGAACCCAACGACCGTCGTTGTAGAACTCTTTGTCAAAGACAGTTCCGTCGCGCTGGATGCCGGGCTTCGTGTCTAGCGCAAAAACCTTCTTGGTCATGTAAACGTGCCCCCAGCAATACCACCTGAGAACGTCCCTGTACCAGTCACAGAGACCCCAGTTGCAGAAACATTGACTCGCTGAGTACCTAGCACCGAGATGCCAAAATTACCAGCAGAAGGGCGATAAACACCAGTGCTAGTTTCACCAGCAAAATTCAAAGAAGGTGTACCTACCGTGCCATCAACCAAGCTAAGCGAGGAGGCGCCAGCCTGCGTGGTGTTGGCGTTGAGGAAGTTGGTTCCGTCGCAGATGAGGGTGGCTTGTTGCCCCGGGGGGATCGTCGCGGTAAAACCCAACCCCGTTGTCACCGTGAACGTAAACCCATTGTCTGTGACTTGGTTTGAGATGACGTACAAGTTCACCACAGCAGGGAACGTCACCGTTACGTTGCTGGTTAGGTTACCTACGTACTCCTGAATGTTGTTAGCCGCCTCGTTGTTGGTCAGCGTAACAGCCCCACCAGTCACGTTCTTTGTAAGCGCAGTAAAGGCAAATTGTGAGCTGACACCATAACCAATGGTTACATATCCAGTACCAGTACAAACAATAAACGCTGACTCTGTTGGGTTGAACGTCTTGGTTGAGTTGCCGTCAATCAGCTCAGCACCAGTACAGGAAACAATAAAGGATCCAGTACCGTTGTTCTTAAACAGCGTGAACCAATTGTTGCCAAGGGTAGACGCGGCAGGAAGCGTTGCTGTTCCAGCCCCACTAGACCACACACGAGTCTGAGCTCGATCAGTTGCGGCAAAGGTTGTTCCGCTTGTGATCGCCGCGCTTGGATGGCTCTGATTGAGCGTAGCACCACTGGCAACCAAACCATACCCAGCTAAGGTAGCCGCATCAGCCGAGGATGTGCCTGTACCAAAAGCAATCACACCCCATGTACCTTGAGAGGTAGCGTTGGTGGTGATGTAGATGTACTTGGATTCGCCAGCGGCTACAGACACGATTGTGTTAGTACCAGCGTAGTCTTTGACCGTAAAGGTGTTTGCACCGATGTTGCGGATCAGAGCGTCGTTACCAACCGAGGTTTGGTCAGCAGGAGGCATATACAAGCTCAAGCTACCAGCCGTAGCGGTCACCTGCATGATGCGAGAGGCAAAGTCTGTGTTTGTCGTGCTGTTGCTGGGCCAGTTCAACTGCGTGTTAGCAGACAGCGTCACCGCACGGTAGCTTACATCCGTTGGTTGAATTACGTCACCAGTGAAGGGGCTTACGTAGCTCATGAGTCGTTCGCAATCGCTTGACGATCAGCCAGACGCAACTTGTCCTCAGCCATAAGCGTGTCCATGATCAGTTTGTATTGACCCTGCCACATAGGTATGCGCTCGTCATTTTTGAGGAACGGCATTGCCTGAAGCAAGGAACCGTAAAGCAAAGCTTGGGGTGCGTAGATGGTGAACCAATTGGTCTGGTTAGAGCTGTCCAAAGGTTGAACACGCTCGTAGTACAAAACCTCAAAGGCATAGGCAACGTCAGGGGTAGGAGCTATGAGCCAGTTGGAATAGTCGTAGTCAGCGTAGTAGACAGGGGTGCCTGTGGCGGTCGGAGAGGGCCAATATTCCCTCAAATACTCATACCTGCGATTGAGCACTGGCTGGCGCGATCCACCAACTGTGATGTTCATAGACACCGTTTTGTGCCAACGAGCTGGCTTGGCAATCGTAGAAGTCCCAATCACCATATTGCTGGTGTTGACCGTCAAGTTACCTAAAAACTTGATCTGAGAGGCGATAACCTGCTCAGCAAGCATGATAAACAAGGGGATCTTGTCGATTGTGGCGGTGTCAGTACGCTCCAGATAAGACTGGATGTTTTCGACCAAGCTGTCATAGGTCATAACACTTGCAGTCGCCATGCGTTCACCTCTTAAATTCGTTGAGACATTTTAGTATGCCTTTTAACTTGTGACAAGGTTACTTGCTTGC